GCAAGAGCAATGGCTTCAAGTCGAAAGACGAATTAGCTGCTACTCGAAAGAGTGGCGGCTTCAAGTCGAAAGACGAATTAGCTGCTACTCGAAAGAGTGGCGGCTTCAAGTCGAAAGACGAATTAGCTGCTACTCGAAAGAGTGGCGGCTTCCTGAGACCAAAACCCAAAGGAGGCTTCCTCCCGTCCATAATGGGACCTTTCGTACAAAATGCCTCTATGTTAACTCCTATTGCAGTGGCTGCTGGGTACAGACTAGTTAACAACAGCAAAACACTGCGTAAAAAGCGCGGAAAAACAAGGTCTAAAGCAAACCTCCGACGAAGAAGATAATACGCACAAGGATGTCGATGACTGTTACCTCAAATGCGAATGGGAACCTCTTTGAAATCAAGACGATCCAGGCCGCAGCATTCCGTACACTTATTGAGGCACTCAAGGAAATACTGACGGAGGCTAATCTAGAGTTCGATCATACTGGAGTTAAGGTAATTTCCATGGATGAGACACACACAGTTCTAGTCTATCTTCGTCTCCACTCAGATCGTTTCAATGAGTACTTCTGTCCCAAGAAGCACGTCCTCGGTATTAACATGATTTATCTTTTCAAGCTCATCAAGACAATCGGTAACAACGATATTCTAACTCTCTATCTGCCTGCGAACAACCCTAACAAGTTGGGCATTCGAATTGAGAATGCTGATAAGGCGACAACGACGAACTATTCTCTCAAGATTTTTGACACAAATATTGAGGAGATCCAGATTCCTGGCCTGAATTTTACATCCATCATTGGCCTCCCCTCCAGCGATTTCCAGAAGATCTGTCGTGATATGAATGGCCTCGGTGATGGTGAGCGTGTTGAGATTACTTCGAGTGGTTCGGAACTCATATTCAAGTGTATGGGCGATTTCGCGGAGCAGGAGACCATTATTAGCGAGAATCAGTCAAATATGAAGGTCACTCGTAATTCAAAGACTGCTGAGATTGTTCAAGGTATTTTCCTTCTGAAGCATCTTGTTCTCTTCACGAAGTGTACGAATCTTTGCCCATCTATCGAGATGTATTTGAAGAATGATTATCCTCTTATTATTCGTTATACTGTTGCGAATTTAGGTGAGGTGAAGCTTGTGCTCGCGCCCCTACGTGACGGAAACAAATCATAAAATATTTTTACATGAAAAATTATATCATGATAGAGATTTTGAGATTAGGACATCGCCTCTTCAACACTGCGGTTCCAATCCAAGTCCAACAAGAACAGCAGTTTGCGTCCCAAAAATCCAATGTGCAATCTCGCCGGCTATAAACCACCCTGCAAGGGACACCCAAATTGATATTCCCCACAAATAAGATGTTATAATTGCTACAATTATTGTTGCAATTGTATCCCCTGCTGCGATGCCGCCTATGCGCCAAGAATGAAAACCAGTTCCTGGTTCACCAAGTATATTTGCGTATGGACACGACATTTCTATTATATTCAATGTATTAGAAATGATGTATTATTACATTTTAGAGCAAGACCAACACTACATGCGCTTCTCAACAAAAGGTGTATAGATAATAGCACCAGACTTAAGACTTCCGTCAAGAACAGTAAGTTCATCTGGATTATTAAATTTCGTTGAATCTTTATTCCAAATCTTAACTACAAAAAATCCCTTCTTTGGAGTCATAGAAATACCCTGAATTATATTTGTGGAAGCAGTTGCTTCACCGATAATACATGCAATAGCATATTTTGTAAAGACATCAATCATTAGATGTCCGCCGATTCGCATAGAATAGTTGCCGCCGCGAATATTTGCAGCATTTTCCCATAGAGGGGGTACAGGGTCACGCATAAAAAAGAACATGCCGCGCGACCAGAGGTCATAGTCAATTGCGTTGATCATCTCATAGAATTGTCGCCATGTGCCGATAGTTGTTATCTTTTTATAAGTATCTAGTGTCCACTTTTTATTGTCAGTATCATGAAAATAAAGAGACCACTTTTGTCCATTGGGAAAGGACGTATCTAATGTAATATCTTCAGTGGCCATCTCTTTCCCTATAAGGAAAAGCGAGTATTTGCTTTAGACCATGGCGAACTCTACAGGAAGTTGGCCTAGATTGTATGCTTTATTACCTCTCCATTCAATGCGATATGCCAGAACATGTACCCCTGCTTTAATCGCAGCCTTAACTGCTGTCTGATATCTAGGGTCGCACTTTGTAACTGTAAATGCGCGAACATCTGGTCTCATAACAAGGAAGAGGAGATAACATATTTTACCTTTAGCAACCTGATGTGTAAGACCTTCTACATGTTTTAGGGCTCTCTCCGAGATTGGCTCCGAAGAGATTTTGCGTTTACCATATGGAAAGATTGCGAGGTTCGCACCAGGAGTTGGTGGAGCGATTTTCAGTTGAGCCTCTACTCCGTCAATTGGATCAGCCATAACAACACACTTAACTTCAAGAAAGAACTCTTTTCCAGACGCAAGTTGGCCTCCAAAATCGTAGCGGGAATCGCCGCATGTTACTTCGGAATTTATTGATATACCGTCTTCAATAATATGATTTAAGTGGAACATCTCTGCTGCAATCTTATTGGCGACCATAGGGTGACAGCATACAATTACTCCGTTTCTCTCAACATGATATACTTCATACTTGGATTTAATTGTATCATTCGATAAATCTTTTAGGGCAACCCAGACTTTTGAACCTGGGACAATATATCCGCAACAGCCGAGGGCAGCAGTATGACAAATGGCAACTTCAGAAGTATCATCTAGCTGGATATCAGCCAGATAAGGGGATTTATTTACAGATGATGGGCGCGCTAAAATAGTTGCGCGCATCAACTGTTTTGATAGGCTATATACTAAAGCCATTTTGGGGCCTCCGATAGACGAACACCCCAATGAATTAGTATAACTAAAACGTTGCGGTAATATTATTAAGCACTTTTAATTTCAATTTTTTATGCCAATGCTCTGGCGCCAAGTGGCATCATCCACTCCTGTGGGAACAAAATTAAAAGTATATGTATTTGCCTCAGAGCATATTACCACAAGTTGTGTATAAGATCGGCGAAGTAAGTATTGATTATTAAAGCTCCAGAGCCCAAGTAATACATCTGGTGTTGGAGGGAGTTCACCACAATAACGAAGATCCAAAATAAAATCAGAAATATCTGCTACTTTGGTATCACCGCACATAATATCTGCTGAAAGCCATGGGATTCTTTTTAGATTAGAGTCAGGAGTAAAATCATTAATACTATTTACAAATATATTATTCTCCGAGATATAGTACCAGCGTGGTTTCTCAGCATTTTGGTTTGAAGAGTTAATAGTATCCCCTAGATATACTGGTAAAGGAATACCATCATAGAAACAGTAGATACCTGCTGCACTAAAACTTTTACGAACTGCTTCTACTGTCTTTTGAGCCTGATCAACGTATGGTGTCACAATATTTGAAAGACGATTGTAATAAAAAATTAGTGTTAGACCCAGTGCACGTAATACTGTGTCAATCTGAGTGTCCATTATTTCTATCTAGTTTCTATTGTTTAGGCTGTAATAACATTTTTAACAAGTCGCCCATTCAAATAAGAGTATGGAAGAGGTTCGGCTTGAGAGTTATATACATTATTTTGTGAATCCTTATAGTAAGTCTTCCCCTTGTGAGTAAACTCCTCTAGAGTTTCCTCCTCTAGAGTTTCCTCCTCAGCTTCAGTTTCAGTTTCAAACAATTCAAATTCACCGCTGTCCTCTGTAAAACGTCCTACTGGATCAGTTGCCTCGCCATTCTCATCTAGTTTATAAACATTGCCCTCAGAGTCATAGTGGTAGGTAATACCATCGACCTCCAACTCCTGGAGACCATTCTCCTCTGCTGCCTCTCCTTCATCCTCCTGCTCTACAGTAGTATCGTCAACAACATCTCCCTCCTCCTCGGCCTCGACCATATCAACATCCTCTTCTGCCTCCTCCTCTGCCTCCTCATCCATATCAACATCCTCAGCATCCTCAGCATCCTCTTCAATCGCCGCCTCCTCTGCCGCCTCCTCTGCCTCCTCCTCTGCCTCCTCCTCTGCCACCTCCTCTGCCTCCTCCTCAGCCTCCTCCTCTGCCTCTTCAACTGCCATATCAACAGCCTCAGCCAACTTCACGTCTGTATAATATACTTCAGGGATAACTGCGCAATTACTATTGCTGCGACCGCTGCTCCCTTGTAGCATTTTAACCTGCTGATTCAACTGATTAATAGATTCGTGAATAGACCGCATACCAATATGAGTATCTTGAATTGTTGTCTCAATAAGGCCAAACAGAAGCCGCTGCGTCGCCGAATCAATCGCCCTATCAATATCCTTCTGCAGATTATTGCGAAACTCAAGGATAATTTCTGAAAGAGATGACATTTTTTCTATAACCACTTCTAAGGGATTTTCCGCGATCAATTTTTAGACCCCTGCAGGAGCAGCAACAGGGCTTAGTAGAAATGCGTAAAATGGATAATAGAAGTTACTGAATAAAAACGCAAGGATAGAATTAAAAAAAGCAGCACCAGTTGAATTTCCTACATACATATTGTAATTCCATGAGAGTTTCGCAGCACCATAACTATACAAAAAAAATAAGGCCAGTACCAGTATAACTATCAGAAGTATTTCTACTGGTGAGCGTGTTGGTGTATCTTCAAAACTATCAGCCCTAGTATAAGGTGTCAGACTATTCGCTAGTGCAGCAGTAAAAAACATTCTAAAATGTCTTTATAGAAATATTTAACACAGAGTCGAGTGTGCTTTCGCGATCTTTTAGTGGCTTTGTGCGGCGTAACTTGAGACCTTCCTCTGCGCGGGCAAAGCGATCCGCAGCACCTCCTGAAGCAAAAGTATTCTTAATGCTCGTCTCATAGAAGTCGATTGGTTTGGTATCCATGCTTGCAAGGATTGATACCATCGGAGGAGCATTAATATCTACACGAATCCGACGCTCATCAATAATATTTCTATACTCTGAAATACTAAATGCACCGCCGAATGCAGTTAATGTCTCTCGCGCGGGGGCAGGGTAAATTCCACCTCCAATACTAGAGGCGTAGAGGCGATTGAGTAGAGCAATTCGTTCCCAGCGAATATGAGTATCCATAGTCTGGTTCAGTAAATAAGATAAACAGCAAGAAGGGCAGCAAAAATTTCCATATACTTTCCAGAGCCCATCTTCACATATCTGGGGAATTACACAAGGACGTCCCTCAAAAGGGTGTGAACACCAGAAGCAAGAAATATCCGTACTTTGAGGGATTGTGCGAGTCTGGCGAGATCCCGCAAATTCTACAAGAAGTTCCTGAGGACCATACTCTCTTCGTACAGATATAGTAGGCTCCTGTTTCTGTTGAATGGCCTCCTCTTTAGTATCTGGCGCTGTAGAATTATTAACAATATCAACTGTTTCAGCACTTGTGCTGAAAATATCTAAATTTTGCGAATCATATGGCTGAGGTTCTACAAGAAGATCATCTGGATTTGGATTATATTTGAATGGTTGATCATAGAATATAACATCTGCTGATTTGATATCAAGGTGCGCAATGAGTGGCGCTTTACTAAATGACTCAAATGAACCTTGAATTCCCTCAGATGTTACAAAGGCGACAACTGGCTGCTGCTTCTTTTTACTACGCACCTTCACTGACTGGATTGACTGCTCTGTTGACCCTGTTCCTGTTTGCGACCCTAATACTGCTGCTGCTGCTGTTGCTGTTGTCCCGGTTGCTGCTGTTGTCGCGGTTGCTGTCGCGGTTGCTGTCGCTTCTGCTGCTGCTTTTGCTGCCTCTATCTGTTGCTTAGTGCGTCTCTTTCTTTTTTGTATAACAGTAGTGCTATCCATATCTAAATTGGCAACGAGCCATTACCTTTAGGTAATTTGCTATCAAAGGGCATAAACAACCTGTCGCTTCTTATAACAGCGTATGACTTCTAGGACAACCAACACGTCGGCAATCGACGATGTTCGTGAATCACTCATAAAGGCATTTGTTAAAAATCCGAAATCTATACATCATCTTCTTCTTGTTGGACCACCTGGATGTGGAAAGACAACAACCGCACGCCGAATTATCAATGAGTTCTATGATTCAAAGATAATTCCTCCAGGCGCGGCATTATTTCTGAATGCTTCAGATGAACGTGGGCTTGATTCTATTCGTGCAAAAATCTATCCATTTCTACAATGTAGACCCATTCTACCTTCAACATCCGTTGGCGCACTTCCGCCTCGTTTTATAGTTCTTGATGAAGCAGAAACCCTTACAGAGTCGGCACAACTCGCACTTCGCCCAGTATTTGAGACACCCGCAAATGAGATTTGCCTAATTTTCATTGTGAATTGTATTAGTGGTATTCATCCCTCTTTGCGACACCGTTTCTTTCGTCTTCAGTTCATGCCACCGTCTGTAAAGACTTTGGAAACTCGTATTCAGAGTTTAGTAGCATCTGATATACAGGCACCTAAGATTTTGGACGGATTCCGTTGGAGAGGCGATCTTCGTCATTTCTTGCTTCAGCCAAATGACTATAATGTATTAACAAATAAGATCTATCAGTGGTTACACGGGTCAAATGTCGCTGATATTCGAAAGTCGAATCTTGATACAGCGGAAGATATTATTAGTTTCGGATATCTATTTAAATTAATTGATATTAATATCATTAAAGAACTTCTAAATATAACAGACCCTGCCCTTACAAGGGTTGCCTCACAGGATGAGATGCGACAACGGTTAGGAAAAGTTATTGAGACCTACCGGAAAAAATTGGAGGACCTGACTCCTTTCTAGATTAGCCAATATTACAAAATGACACAGTCAATATCTATGGAGTTCTTGAAACCGACGGATCTGCGTATCTCAACAATGGTCGCAACTGCGAATACTTCTACACAGATTGATTTGATTTCCTTGTTCGAGCAAATTAATATGCTTCTTATTCCTCTTGGATATCCTGGTGAGGGTATTCTAAAGATGGAACATCGTGACAAGGTTGTTGGGATTGCGAGCAGAGATGCTTTCACAAATCGAAAGATTAGTACGAAGACATTCTTCAATCAATCAACAATTATTATGCGGCGCCTTATTCCTGGGAAAACGGATGCTTTCAAGGAAGTGAATATTAAGATGTTCGCAAATGGAGGTGTTCAAATGACTGGTATTCCGTCTGTTGAGTTTGCTACCGCGGCGCTTCAGAGTCTTCTTGATGCTATTGTTACGCTCCCGAATAATCCGTTTAAGGGTCCAGCGGCCATTAGTAAATTCAATGTACAACTTGTAAATAGCGATTATACGATCCGTTTCCCAGTGAAGCGTGATGATCTCCATAATATTCTTACACGTAATTACGGTCTCTTTAGTACTAATGAGAGTACAATCTATCAGGGTGTAAATACAAAGTATTACTATAACACAATTCATAAAGGTAAAGAGCCAATGGGTGTATGCCATTGTTCAGATACAATTTGTACAGGGCAGGGGAATGGAGATGCGGAGGGGCAGTGTAAGCGAGTAACGCTCAGTGTATTTCAGACAGGAAAGATTATTATCACTGGTGCACGTAATATGGAGCAAATCATGGAAGTATATCATTATTTCAATAAAGTTCTAATGAAACATGGGCGAGAGATTTTGCGAATTCCGGATGCTGAGTTAAGTTCATAGGATGCGTAAAATTAATAAAACCAGATCTACGAACAACAATAGTAATTATGTCCACCACGTCCACTGCCGCTGCCGCTGCCACTGCCACTGCCACTGCAACCAATGCTGCCACTGCTGCAACCCAAAGCCAGGATGTATTGCCTTCGCCACAGACACTACTACAGGCTGCCAAGCTCGCAATTACGAGAGATATGCCAATTCAGATGGACTACTATGTTGATACTACGAATGGTAAGGCGTTTATGGGCGAAGAGAAGGAGACAAAGGACAAGATGCTAGTAAAGAGTGCTGTTGAGTATACAAGCCACATTGATAAGATTTATAAGGTAGCGGAGGATTATATCGTACTTACTGCGAACTCTATTTATATTGTGAGTGGCAAGATCCAGAAGCGTCAGATTGAGTCATCTTCACTGCGCTCTGGCGATGATGAGGATATGTAAGGAGGTTCTCTTCTCTTCAAGTAAAATTGAAAAAAACGGATTTTGTTTTTTAATCTGATTCAAAGACAAAAAATGTTCACAAAGGATGTATCTAATCGCTCGGAAGAGCAGATTCGTCGCGAAGTAGAATTACAAATAAGGGCTGCTCGCAAAGGCCTTGCTCCTAAGATTCTCAAAACAGACTACAAGACATTTATTAAAATGGAGAAGATTGAACAAATGAATATTGCGGACACATATGGTGATCATTTTAATAGCATTCCTGCTGAAATTAAGAAAAAAATATACAATATCCTCTATAAATTATATCATGAATGTGATATTGAATATATTGATGTGACCCCCTACAATTTTATTGAAGATAGCAATGG